GCAACTCGATGTTGGCCAACTTGACAACGTTGTGGCGGAAAGCGTCCCAAGCTGCAGTGTTCAGGCCCATGAATTCCTTAACGGATTCTGGATCAAACACAGAGCGGTGAGTAACCTTGATCGTTGACTTTTCAGCCAGCGCCATGGCCAGTGTGTTTTTGCACACAGTGCGCACAGTGGTGCGACGCACCTCAGTGGACAGCGATCCATCAGCGCTTGTGCTGATCAAGATGTAGCCGCCGATCTTGTCTGCTACCGAAGTGGGAGCAGCTTCGCCAATCTTGGCTGTTGCCCAGAAGCGCTTGCCACCGTAGATGGTTCCTGCTGCAGACAACTCCAAGCCACCAGCGCGTGCAATGTCGCGGAAGAATTCCACAACATCACCGGGCTGAACAACTTGGTAGCGATTGGACACGACACCGAGCGGCGCCTTTGTGTCAGAGCGAAACAGAACGTGCTGTTCTGGCAACTCCAACTGCGAGCCAGCGAAGTCAGTGTTGTAGCGAACGATACCGCGCTTGATCTTCCAGTCCATGCCAGCGGCTACGCGCCAAGCATCGAGGCTAGTGCCATCTTCGAGTGCTTGACCCAAACCGTGCCATGGTGTTCCGTCCGAAGCGAGGTATGCAAATTCGACGCGGCCATCAGCGTGTGTGGTGAGTTCGTGAGACATGATTAAATTTCCTTTAGGTTGGTTTAGATACTGGCGTAAGCCAGAGTGCGGATCGCACTGCACAAGGCACGTCATGCCCTGCACGCTGTGATCAGCCACGCATCTCGCGGAATATCAAAGCCTTGGCCTTGTTGAGATATTGCCGAGCACGTTCTGACTCAACGTAAGCCATCATCTCTTGAGCGTCAGACATCAAACCAGCGACCACCATCAAAGGGCCAGCGGTTTTGTAAGTGATCGAATCTTCAACGCTGTCGATGAAGTCGTCGATCATGCAGCCATACATTTTTATTTCGTTGTTCATTTCAATTCCTTTCAAGGCAAGCGGTGTAAGTAGCAGGGCCATTGGTAAAGCCGCAGTTGTCGTTGTATTCGCGACGAACGATTTTGATTGCGTTGCTGCGGCTGGTAGCACTGACCGCCGTTGTGTAGGGGTTGCAATTCCAAGATATAAACTTGGGCATCACAGTCACAAGATAAGTTCTGAAAATCATATTGCCTCCACACGGGTGTAACCTTCAGCTTCCAGAACGCGGGTGAAGGTCATTGCCAAACCGCTTTCGACTTTGAAAGTCTCGAAAGCACCAGTCACAGGGCTTACAGCCCGGAGCTCTTTTGGATAGTACGGAAAGCTCATTGAACCGTAGGTTTTGTAAAACTCAGCGCGTGTCATTTCAAACCTCCTCAGTAAAAGACATTGCAGTTTCGATCGCGTCGGTGCGATCGCCAGTGAAGTAGTCCGCCTCTGCAAGGTAAACCGCGCCACGGTAAAACTTGACAACGAACTCTTCGTACTCAAAGTCGTAAAACACAGTGGCCGCAGGGGCCCTAAAAACAACTCTCATGATGCACTCCTCAATCAAATTCGCACCCCACTTCTATGGGTGCTTCGTTAAGCGCCTTGGCATAAAGCCGGGCGTCGTATTCAGCGTCAGGTCCGTAAAACTTTTCAATGATGGGCGAAATGTTCCGCCCATCAACTGCTTCGTAAACGTACCAGCAAGGCAGGCGATCGTCGTCGCCCGGGCAGTCATCGACTTTGTATTCCATGACTGCCACCCTTATGCTTTGCGAGCAGTGACTTTGACACTGATCACTTTGCTGACTCTCTCGACTTGGCTGACCAAGTCACCTAGCAGCTCTTCGACCTTGCGTGGGTCGTAGCTGGTGCGGTCTTGCTTAACCACAACAGCGCTAAATACCTCGCCGTCGTAGCTATCTAAACCACCTTCTTTTAAACGCGTTTTGATCGCGTCAGCTTCCTTGGTCAAGCGGCTGATGTCAGCCAGCAAGATACCCAAGTTGTCAATGTCGTCGGCGGTGATCGCCTGAATGATTGCTTTTGCCATGATGATCTCCAAAGGCACACCAGCATCCGGCTGGATCGGAGTGTTAATCACACTGCACTACACCCTGTCACGGTGCAGCACGCTGGGATTAAGAGTTGAGCCACTCTTCAAAAGATTTAATTGGCAAGCCGAGCGACTCGGCACAAGCCACGTAAATTTGATAACGAGATTGCAAAGATTCCATAATTACCTCCAAACAGAATAAGGTTCGCCACCGCTGAGCGCGATGTCGTACGGCGAAAAGACTGGGATAAACCGGCGAGCGTTGACGGTCAGGTTGACCGCGTTGTCGTAGAAGTCTTCGCGCAAAGTGTCGAAGCGTTTGCCGCCTACTTCAACCAGCGGCATGTCCAACTTGAGAAGCTGGACAACGATAGGTTCGTTGCGATATTTCATGATGATCTCCTGTTAAACCTGAGCAGCAACATAAGCGTTGCTGTATTGAATTTCAAAGCCAAGGGCCTTGATGTCAGCAACTTGTTGTGCGCTGAAGGTCCTAGTGCCAATCAACTTGGCAAGCCGCAACGCAGTGCTGTTGCTTGAATCAGGGTAAATCTTGGGAACACCGTAAACATTTTTAATTGTCAGAAAAACAACTGGCATATCAATCTCCTAAAAAGTTAGACCAAATCAAGGTCCTTGATGTCTTGGCCTGAAGCCAAACGACCGTTAGCAGCAATGCTGTACTCAATCTGAGCAAGCGTTGGTTTGTAGCAATCACCGTAGTCTGTCCACTGGCCGCTCATGCGCTTGCCTTCGAACCAAACAACGTAAATGTTGAAGCCCCGTATTGCAGCCACGGTGTAGACCTGAGCGTCAGCGTGTGGGCCGCGCACAATCAATTGACCAAGGTAAAACTGCTTGAGAGTTAATCTACTTGCCATTTAAAACTCCTAAAAAATATCAAGCTGTCACGGCCGCCTGAATACGCCGCCAATGCCAAGCACGCTTGGCATTAGTTGTGGGCGGGGGATTACCAACGTGCCCGATTAAGGACCTTTACGTACCGGTTTAGCTCACCGCCTCAAGACTCTTGCCCTCGTGGACTCTGTCTAACCAGAACATCTCTCGGTCGTCTGGAACGTATCCCCTAGTCGGTTGGGTGGGGAAGCAAACAAAGAACAATCAACCGACAACTCAAATGTAGCACAGTGACAGGCACTGTCAACTACTTTTTTAAAAAAGGCAAAAATAATTTAAAAGTGTTGTTTTTATGCAACTAAAAATAGTTGAGTTTTCCCACTTGACCCGAAAATCGCGTTGGTATATTCTCTGCGTGCGCAGGTGCGCCCGCTTAAAGGCGAACAGACCCCAAGAAGAGCCGTCAATTTGCACGGCTTTTTGCACATTTGGAGCCCTCATGGCCAAGACAATTACTATCGAACTGGCTGATGACGGCACGGTCATGGTTTCAAGCAGCGAAGGCGGTGAGCCTTACATGTGCGAGAGCATCGCCGAGTGTCGTGAATACGTGGACAATATGCTGGCTGAAGAAGCCGGCGAAGGTTCGCAAGAGCAAACCATGGAAGGCCCCGAGGAGTACGGCCAGATGTGGAACGAAGAAGCGGCCAGCCGCAAACCCCAACCGGGCCTGATGGCCTAACCTCAAGGAGCTACACATGCAAGACTACTCAAACCCAGAATCACGTAACAAAATGCGCGCAGCAGGCGGCATGACAGGCAACGCGGCCAAGATGCCCGGCGCTGCTATTGGCGGTGGCGGCAACCAGACGCAAGGCGCTGGCGAGATCCCCGGCAAAGTGTCTGTGCCAATGCCCGGCACCAACACCACGCAGCCCGCGTTCAAGAAAGAAGGCGGCGCGGTCAAGGCACCCGTTGGCTTCAACAACGGCATCATCAACGGAATGATCTAATGGCCAAGCCCGGTTTGTACGCCAACATCCAAGCCAAGAGGGCTCGCATAGCCTCTGGCTCGGGTGAGCGCATGCGCCAGCCCGGCGACAAGGGCGCACCTACCAAGGCCGACTTTGACGAGTCGGCCAAGACGGCGAAGCCGGCCAAGGCTGGCATCATCCGAGGGGCCATGAAGTGAAGAGCCCCGCTTGGCAGCGCAAAGAAGGCAAGTCTCCCTCGGGCGGTTTGAACGAGAAGGGCCGCGCTAGCGCAAAGGCTGAGGGGATGAACCTCAAAGCTCCAGTCAAAGCCGGCGACAATCCTCGCCGCGCTTCCTTCTTGGCGCGCATGGGCAATATGCCCGGCCCTGAACGCAAGAACGGTGAGCCAACGCGCTTGCTGCTCAGTCTCAATGCTTGGGGTGCCAGCAGCAAAGCTGACGCCAAGGCAAAGGCCAAAGCGATCAGCGCGCGCAACGAAGGCCTTGTGCGGGGAGCAATGAAGAATGGCAAGTAAACGAAATCCAAGTCGCAACGCCGACTTAGCCGGGGCGCCACCAAAGCTGGCGACCATGGACGATCTGGCGTTTCCGACATCGGCCAAGACTGGCCGTGCTCACCCAGTGAGCAAGAGCGCCAGCACGAGCAGCGCGCCGCACCGCATCAACCTTCGCGCTGTTGCAGAAGCCTGCATTGAAGAGGGGCTCGATCCGGCCGTTGAGATCGCCAAGGCCTTGAAGGCCACGATCCCAATGATGCGCGGCGGCCATCAGGTGTTGGACAACGAAGGCAAGGCGGTCATGGTGCCGCTGCTTGACGTTGACACGCGCATGCGAACGCTCAATGAGTTTCTGCAATACACGCAACCAAAGCTGAAAAGCATTGAGGTCAAGATGTCCGGCACGCTGGACCTGACCAGTGAGCAGCTGGACAATCGGTTGAACATGCTACTTGCAAAGGCGGCAAGATGATCCAGCTCGACCGCATCGACACTACGCTGCTGGACGAGGACGAAAAGCGCGAGCTGTACGAGCTGCTGCGCCTAAAGGACATCAGGGCCAAGCGCAACCGCTTGTTGACCTATGCGCCATACAAGAAGCAAATCGAATTTCACAATGCTGGCGCTGACTTCCGCGAACGATTGTTCATGGCAGGCAACCAGCTTGGCAAGACGTGGGCCGGGGCCTTCGAGGTCGCGATGCACGCAACGGGCCGCTACCCATCATGGTGGAAGGGCAAGCGATACAACTACGCCATTCGGTGCATGGTTGGATCCGAATCGGCTGAGCTGACCCGCAAGGGTATTCAGCGCTTGCTGCTCGGGCCCCCAGAGATGCGCGAAGAGTGGGGCACGGGCGCCATTCCGTTTGACTGTGTGCGCGACACCAGCATGAAGCAGGGCGTGCCCGATGCAGTCTCAAGCATTGTGGTCCGCCACGAATGCGGCGAAGACAGCGTGATCCAGTTCAACAGCTACGACCAAGGCCGCACCAAGTGGCAGGCCGACACTGTGGATCTGGTGTGGTTCGACGAAGAGCCACCGCTGCCAATTTATTCTGAGGGCTTGACACGTACGCAGGCAACAGCCGGTCAGGTCTTCGTGACCTTTACGCCGTTGCTCGGTATGTCCGAAGTGGTCAAGCGGTTCTTGCTGGAGAAACCAGCTGGGTCCAACGTGACCAACATGACGATCAGCGACGCCGAGCACTACACGCCCGAGCAGGCTGCAGCGATCATTGCCAGCTATCCTGAGCACGAACGCGAAGCACGGGCCAAGGGCATTCCCATTTTGGGATCTGGCCGTGTGTTTCCTGTGGTCGAGGAGGCGATCAAGATCCGGGCCTTCCCGATCCCGCCACATTGGGCGCGCATTGCGGCGATTGACTTCGGTGTCGATCACCCTACCGCCGTTGTGTGGATGGCTTGGGACAAGGACAGCGACACGCTCTACGTGACCGACTGCTACAGACGCAGCGAACCGGGCATTGCCGGCCACTCAATGGCCGTACGAGCGCGCGGCGAGTGGGTGCCAATGGCTTGGCCCCATGATGGCTTGCAGCGCGACAAGGGCGGTTCTGGTGAACAGCTGGCCAAGCAGTACAAGGACCAAGGCTTAAACATGATGCCCAATCGGGCCACGTTCGAGGACGGCAGCAACGGCGTTGAGGCCGGCCTGTCCGAGATGCTGACACGCATGCAGACCATGCGCTTGCGCGTGTTCTCGCATTTGGAAGACTGGTTTGAAGAATTCAGGCTATACCACCGCAAAGACGGTATGGTCGTTAAAATCAGCGATGACTTGATGTCTGCAACGCGATACGCCATGATGATGCGGCGCTTTGCCAAGACACAAGAAGAGGCCGAAGGCCGCATGCGTTCTAGCCGCATGGCCCCGACGCTTGAGTTCAACGTATTCGACCCGGTCACCGGGTATTGATTAACCTTAACAGAGGAAACTTTCATGGCTACTATCACAGCAACAATCGATCGAAATTCAGTCCCCGGCGTGGTCCTTGCCTCATGGGCTGACTTGGCTACCAATGACGTGGGCGCGGGCGTGCCTATCGCCTATGCAGCTGACCTGACCGGCCAAGTGTCCGGCACCTTCGGCGGCGGCACGGTTACGTGGCAAGGCTCCAACGACAACACCAATTGGCATCCCCTGACCCAGCGAAGCGGCACCACCAACATGGCTTTCACAGCAGCCGCAGTTCACACCGCTAACGAAAACCCAGCGTGGGTTCGCCCCGCAGTCACCAGCGGCACAAGCGTTGCGATTGACTGCACTTTGGCTATCCACGCACGCTACGCCAAAGCACCTTACTAAGCTGAGGACTGAACCCCATGCAAATCCAACCACAACAAATCGACGTTGAGGTCGAGTACGAAGACCCGGAAGAGCTAATGCGCAAGAAGGCGGAGAAGCTGCAATCTTTCGGCTCTTCGCTTGGTGGTCAGCGTGACGAATGGATTCGTTCGCGCGGCTCTTACGGCGTCGACAAACGTTGGATTGAAGACGAGGACCAGTACAACGGCAAGGACAACATCGCCAAGGCGGCCAGTCAGATGATGACCAGCGTGGAGCAGGGCTATCCTGTGACCACGCAGATGGCCAAGCCCCACCGCTCGACGGTGTTCATCGGCATGACGCGTCAAAAGACCAATGCTGCCGAGGCCCGCCTCGCAGACATTTTGCTGCCGACCGACGACCGCAATTGGGGCATACAGCCCACGCCGGACCCAGAGTTGATGGGTCTGAGCAAAGACAACAAAGCAGCCATGGACCAACAAGGCCAGCCAGTTATGGACGAGAACGGGCAGCCCGCCCGCGTGCGTGACGTTGTTAAAGCTGTGCTTGAGATAGCCAACAAAAAAGCCGAGGCTATGCAGACCGAGATCGAAGATCAATTGGTCGAATGCAACTACAACGGTGAGTTGCGCAAAATGATCCACGACGCCGCTGTGCTTGGCACTGGCGTGGTCAAGGGTCCGATCGTCACCAATCGCACACGCAAGGCGTGGCAGCCGATGACAGACAGCATGGGCCAGACGGTCCATCAGATCGAGATCGTGCAAGAGATCAGCCCTGCTTCGTTCCGCGTTGACCCGCGCAACGTCTGGCCAGATCCCGGCTGCGGCGAAAACATTCACAACGGCAAAGGCATCTACGAGCGCGAACAGGTCACGGCCAAACAGATCCGCGACCTTGCCAAGCAGCCCGGCTTCATGAAAGACCAGCTGCGCAAAGTGTTGGAAGAGGGGCCTAAACAGTCCGCCACACTGCGCGAGATGACCGACGAAGACCAGCGCGACATGGCCCGCTTGACTTACGAGATGTGGACCTATTGGGGCGAAGTAGATCACGACGACCTTGAGTCTGCGGGAGTATCCGTGGGTGAGAAGGACGAGCTGCGCAGCATCAGCGCGTGCGTCGTCATGATCAACAACACAGTGGTCAAGGCGTTCCTGAACCCACTGGAAGGCGGCGACATACCCTACGACTTCTACGTCTGGGAAAAGGTTGCAGGTTCAATGTGGGGCTACGGCATCCCGTACCTCATGCGTTCGCAGCAAAAGGTTTTGAACGCTGCATGGCGCCAGATGATGGACAACGCTGGTGTGTCCAGCGGCCCACAGATCGTCATTAAGCCCGGGGCCATCCAGCCAGCGGACAAGCAGTGGCAACTATCTGCCCGCAAGATCTGGTATGCAACCGACGACATCGACGACGTGCGCAAGGCGTTCTCGACCTTTGAATTTAATTCACACCAAGCTGAGCTGGCTGGCATCATCAAGATGGCCACCGAGCTGGCAGACGCTGAGACCGGCGTGCCTACTATCATGCAGGGCGAAAAGGGAGCAGCGCCAGACACTGTCGGTGGCATGCAAATGTTGATGACCAGCGCCAACGTGGTTTTGCGCAGGCTCGTCAAACAGTTTGATGACATGGTCACCAAGCCCCATATCCGCCGTTACTACGACTACAACATGATGTACAACGAGGACGAAGAGATCAAGGGCGACTTCACAATCGACGCCCGCGGCTCAAGCGCCTTGGTGGTCCGTGACATCCAAAACCAATCATTCTTGAACTTGCTTGCAGCTGGAGCTAACCCGGTCTACGGCATGTACCTCGACACGCAGAAGCTGTTTGAGAAAGCCTTGCAGGCCCAGCACATTGACCCAGCCGAAGTGTTCAAACCGGAGGAAGAGATCGAGCAGATCAAGGAAGCCCAGAAGCAGGCAGCCGCTCAGGGCCCAGCGCCAGACCCAGCCATGGCTGTGGCCCAAGTCCGCGCGCAGGCCGAGATGCAGAAAGTCCAATTGCAAAATCAAGGCGACTTGCAAGAGCTACAGGTGCGCCAGCAGATCGCTGCGCAAGAGGCCGACCTGCAAATCATGCAACTGGAGATGACACGCGAGATTGAGATGTTAAAGCTGTCTAACTCACAAAACATCAGCCTTGAAAAAATCAAGGCCCAACTGGCCGACACCGCTATGAAGGAGCGCAGCCGTAAGGAGTTGTTTGCTGCTGAACGCGAACTGGCTTTAAAGACTGGCTCAGGAATTTAAGGAGAATCAATCATGGCTACCAAAGCAAATGATGCTTTATCAAAACTCAATGACGTTATGCAGCGGAGCATGCTGACGGGCGTACCAACATCAGAATACAACGCGGCTTTGAAGGCAGCTGGTTTTAATGAAGGTGAAACGTACGAAGCTACCGAGGCTTTAAAAGCAGCGGGTTACGAAACAGGCAAACCGTCTAACGCAAACATTTTGAAGTACGGGCCCGACATTGCTAAATCAGGCGTAGGCAGTACCTCTTACGCCCCCGGCAGCAACGTTAAAAAAGATTTGATTGACCGTGGCCTTGATGCAAGCCTTTCCGGTCTTGATGAGTACTCAAATAATTACTACGAGCAAGCGCAACTAGCTGACGAGAACAACCCGTTCAACAGAAAAATTAACGCGTTGAATAATCAATACTCTACGTTGAACACCAACTACACGGCGTTGAATAACCAACTAACAGCTTTGCAAAAAGCCTACGATACTTTGGCCAGAAAGAACACCGGCACTGGCGGCACTCAGGGCACCACTCAGGGCGGCACAGTGGTAGACACAGGCGGCACCAACATTGACACAAGCACCACGGCTGCTGGCACGACTGGCCCAGTTTACGGGCCTGATGGCAAGATGTACAGCTCAGCCGCGGCAGCGATTGCCGCTGGCGTAACCAACTATACCCGCAGCAAACCTGCGTCTTTGATTACCGGAGCGGACACCATGGGCACGGGCAACACGGCGGGGGGCACCACTACGGCTGGCAATACGGCCATTGGCAACGCCAACCCCGGCGGCTTAATTGCCAATCAGAACGCCCAGTTGTTTAACATGAATCCAAACGTCCTTATGCCCGGCGGTGTTAAAAACCCGTTTGCTACGTAAATTATGTCCGTACTTGCAAGAGACGTCGACGCGTACCAGCGTGCCTTGGCTGCCTATCAGCGAAGAGCGGGCAGCTACAACAGCGGCGTGAATAAGTACAACGCAAGCATCATGAGGGACCCTAGTGGAAACCCCTATGTTTACGGCGGCGCATACGATCCTCTTGGGCCAGCCAGTGGTCAGTTCTATACGGCCGATCAGACAACGGGCCAACTAAGCAGCGCTGCTGCGCCAACAGGCTACGCTGGGATGACCGAGATTGCCGAGAACCCCGGGTACTCAATGGTCAGGCAAAATCCAACAGGCAAGCAGACCAAGACCATGACCAACGTGTACAAGGCTGGGGGCGGCGTTGACGAAGCTGGCAACAAAGTGCCGGAGTATTTTTACGTGGCCGGGCCCGATGACACACAAAGGGTCATTGACGCCAGTAAGGTTCGCGTAGTTGACCAAAAAGAAGGGGCCGACCAAGGCGAAGGCCTCAAAGCCCCTACGATGTACACAATCGAGTACGACGAAAGCAATTTTTTAGAAAAGCCGGGTGATTGGACGGAAACGTTTGACAAGAAAGCGCCGGATCCAACTAAAGCGCAAATTGCCCAAGCTGGCCGGCCATCACTAGCGCGCCAAGAAGCAGGGCTTATTGGCGAAGTGATCCGTGGCAGCGGGCTAAAGACCGGGCTCAAAGGACTTGTTCGCAGCAACATGGCCAAGACCGAAGCGCAGGTTGAAGCCGAAGCTGAGGCTGAAGGCAACGGAAAACCCGGCACAAAAACACCTGTTATGGTTCGCTAAAAATGAATAAAGATAACTGTTGCATAAGCGCCACGATCTGTTATAAAATTTCTTTGGGCGAAGTGCGCCCAAAATTTACCAAAGCCAGCCATCAAGCTGGCTTTTTCTATGACTGATTACTCATCAAGCACATGGCATGTTTTGCGCAAGTGGGCAGAAGCTCAGCTTGAGCAAGCCAGAACCAAGAACGACGCTGTCGCCCTCTCCGACACTGAGACAGCGGCGTTGCGCGGTGAGATACGCATGCTAAAAAGATTTCTCGACTTGCCCAATGCGGCAACTCGGGGTGTGGTGGTCGAGCCGGATTAAATCCCGCTTGGCCTTTTTAGTGGGCCGTTGAAAGACGGCCTTTATTTGGAGAGCAAAAAGTGGAAGAAAACCAACTGTCTTCGGAAGAAGCGCAAAACTTATGGGATGAAGAGGCATCAAAGCTGGCTGCCGACGGTGACACGTCCGCATCTGAGCCCTTAGCCGCTGCGCCGGAAACGCCGCAGGAACTTGAACCCGAACAAGCGCAAATTGAACCGGAACAGCCGGAAGATCCCCTAGCCGGGCTATCCCCAACGGTCCGCGCCAAACTGGCACAGATCGATGAATTAGCACAGGCAAATGCTCAACTGCTGCACCATGTCAAAACGACCGAGGGTCGCGTGGCAGCGATGCAACGAGAAGCTCAGCAGGCACGTCAAGCAGCAATGCAAGAAGCGCCTACGCAGACAGCTATCGCCAGCGCCGCCAAGAACCCAGAGAAGTGGGAGCAGCTCAAGCAAGATTTCCCGGAATGGGCCGGGGCGATGGAGGAATACGTCGCATCAAAACTTGGAGTGTCTTCTCAGCAACAAAGTTTGTCACCGGAAGCGGTGGCTCAGTTTGTACAGCAGGAAGTCGCTAACACCAAGGCTGAGATGGGTCGCCTCATGGAAGAAGCACGAATTGAAGGCAAGTACGAAAACTGGCGCGATACGATCAACACGACCGAATTTGCGCAATGGTTTACTGTGCAGACGCCTGAGACTAGAGCTTTAGCCGATAGCCCCGCCGCCAAAGACGCAATTAAGATGTTGGATTTATTTTCAGCAGCTCAAACGCGATCAGCCGGTGACATCAAGCAAGAGCGCGGAGCACGTCTCGCTGCCGCCGCGACAACTCGAACTGGTCAGACACCGCCGCCTAAAACACTTGGCGACATGTCACCAGCGGAACTGTGGAACTACGAAGCCAAGAAACGTGAGCGAGAGCTCAAAGAACGCGGCTACTAAATCAATTTTCAAAAAAGGAAACTAGACCATGTCTATTCAAAATTACGGCACCGTAGCATCGCGAAATCTAATCCGCGCCGCTCAAGGTATGCTTGAACACGCACAGCCCATCACTGTTTTGGGCGACTTCGGTACTCAACGTGAGATGCCCCAGAATTCGACAGACACTTTGGTGTTCCGTCGTACTCTGCCTTTTGGCGCATCTACTGTTGGTACAACAATCGAGAACTCTTCTCGCTACGTTGGTACTCCTGACATCACCGCTTCCAACTTCGTGTTGGCTGAGGGTGTGACACCAAACGCAAACACGATCTCTTTTCAAGACGTGTCTGTCCAGCTTCAACAATATGGCGTGCTGTTTAAGTACTCCAGCAAAGTTGAGCAGCTGTACGAAGATGACATCCCCGGCGAAATGGTCAAGCTCACAGGCGAGACTCTGGCTGAGGTGATGGAGATGGTTCGTTACGGTGTGTTGAAGGCCGGATCTACTGTGATCTACGCAAACGGTTCTAGCCGCTCTGCAATCAACACAGCGATCAGCTTGAACGCAATTCGTAAAGCAGCTCGTACACTTGAGTCCAACCGTTCACGCCGCGTGACCAGCCGTCTGGCTCCCGGTGTCAACTTCGGCACTCGCGCTGTGCAGCCCGCATACGTTATCTTCTGCCACACTGACGCTGTCAGCGACATCCGTAACTTGCCCGGCTTCACCCGTGTGGAAGAGTACGGTTCATTCAAGCCAATCCATGACCGCGAAATCGGCGCTTGCGAAGACTTCCGTTTCATCAGCTCACCCCTGTTGAAATCCTTTGCTGCTGCTGGTTCTGCAACCTTGAACGGCATGTTGTCTGTTGGCGCTGCTAACGTTGACGTGTATCCCTTCATCATCATCGGTGAAGACTGCTGGGGCCAAGTTGCCCTCAAGGGCATGTCTGCCATCAAGCCTGTGGTCCTCAAAGCCTCACAGACCAACCACGCCAACCCATTGGGCCAATTCGGCTACGTGGGCGCTTCTACATGGTTCGCGACTGTGCGTCTGAACGACGCCTTCATGGCCCGTATCGAAGCTGGCGTAACGGCTCTCTAAGGAGAACAACATGAGCAATAAATCTTTTTATAGCCTTGTTAACGACGGGGTGCTGCTTGGCGATATGAACGGCTCAGTGCTGTCCACACCGCCAGTCAGCATCACCGGCGCAACGCTTACTTGCACGAAGGAAGTGCATGCAGGGCGTACGACAGTAATTAGTGCTGTGGCAGGTTGCGCAGTCACTTTGCCTGCTGCTACCGGCACGGGTTCTGTCTACCGATTCATCATTGGTTCAACAATAACGTCTAACTCGACAACCATCAAAGTGGCCAACGCCACTGACGTGATGTCTGGTCGGGCGTATGTGGTCAGTGACAACACGGCCGCCGTCTTGGGTTTTGCCACGGCTGCGGCCAGCGACACCATCACCCTTAACGGCACAACACTGGGCGGCCTTGCTGGCGATCACATCGAGATCATCGATGCGATTACCGGCACCTTTGCCGTGCGTGTGTTTACCGCTGCAACGGGCACGGAAGCAACGCCGTTCTCAGCAACTGTCTAATTTTATTAAAGGAATAAATCATGTCATACAACATCGAACAAGCCAATAGTGGCTATCTCTCGCTGACCGCTGCCGGCCTAGCCGAAGGCACTAACAGTGCAACTTTTAAGACTACCAATACTTTGACTTACACAAGCAATGGTATTTTTAAGTCTAAGGCTGCTACCGACAACTTGACATTCACTGCTGGTACAGCTTTGGCTGCATCACAGGCTTGCTTGTTTGCGGTGTGGATCACATCTGGCGGCACGGTATCGACCACACAAGGTCCTATCGTTGCTGCTGACGATCCATGTCCAGTGCCTTCACAGGTTACGGCTAACACAACTTTGGTCGGTTTGATCAAAGTAGTTACCAGCTCTTCTGCTACCTTTACTCCCGGCTCGACTGACCTCAGCGCTACCGGTATCACTGATACCTTTAGCGACTGCATGGACATGCCCGGCTCAGCCCAGTAAGTTGCCATCTCTCCTAACGGAGGGTTTCGCAGGTTGCCTTCGGGCAGCCTGCTTTTTGGCAGACCGATTTTTTAAACCTAACGGAGAATGAAGATGGCAAAAAAACAAGTAGTCGCAGGCATTGAGATCCTAGACGACACACCGACAGTTGATCCAGTTTCCCAAGTTGTAGACCTTCGCGAGCTTGCAGCAAGCGAAGTCTTTATGAACGAGTTGGTTGAAGTCATGGTGCACGCCAGCACCGACGAAAATCAATCTCCTCATGTAATTCTCAATTGCAACGGAACCAATCAACCAATCCTGCGCGGCGTGCCAATGCGCGTTCGTCGTAAGTACGTTGAGATTTTGGCACGTATGAAGGAAACCAAATACAGCCAAGTAACTCGCAACCCAGCAGCGCCTGATCAGATCGACATGATCGCGCGCCACGGCTTGGCCTATCCTTTTGAAATGTTAAGCGACGAGAATCCTCGCGGCCGCGCATGGCTTCAAAACGTATTGGCTGAACCCGCTTAAACACAGGGCGACCCAGTGAACTATCTTCAGCTTATCAACCGGCTGCGCGTGGAGTGCGGTGTCTCTGGCGCCAACGTTCCATTGATCACCGTCACTGGTTTGACCGGCGAGTCCTACCGGATGTCAAGCTGGATCAACAGTGCTTGGGTCGATGTGCAAACGGCCAAGGAAGACTGGGAATGGATGCGTAATCCGGTGCAATTCAACACGGTCACGCAACAACAAATTTACACCCCCACCCAAGCCGGTGTGGGGTCTACTTTTGGAAACTGGAAACGTGATAGCTGGCGCGCGTCGTCTGTAGGACAAAACTACGCCGACGAGCAATTGTTGAACTACATGGACTACACGACGTTTCGCAACCTGTACATGTACGGGAACATGCGCACGACGTATGCGCGCCCTGTGGTTGTCACAATTGACCCAGATAAGAGTTTGGGCTTTGGCTCAATACCAGACCAGCCCTACGTCATTGTGGGTGAGTACTACGTTCAGCCAACAGAGTTTGCCTTGGCCACTGACGCGCCGCCTACGGTGTTCCCTGACCGCTTTCAGATGATGATTGTCTACAGGGCCATGATGTTTTACGGCGGATATGAATCAGCGCCGGAAGTCTATCAGCGCGGCGAATTTGAATTTAAGAGATTGATGAACCGACTGGACATTGACCAGTTGCCAACATTTGTCAGCGGGCCACCGCTTGCATAAGGTGCACAAATGCCGCTGACCACGCCCAGAGTCAATTACGATCTGATACGCCTTGGTGGCGGTTTGGATCAGGTAACTCCCACGCTTTCTTTGCCAGCAGGCGTTGTTCGTCGGGCTGCAAACTTTGAGTGTTCGATCACTGGCGGCTACACCCGCATTGCTGGCTATGAGCGTTTTGATGGCAGGCCCAGCCCGTCTTCTGCCACTTACAACATTCTTGTGTGCGCTTTGACCGGAACGGTTTCTGTTGGTAATACCATCGTTGGTTTGTCATCCGCAGCTACAGGCCGCGTTATTGCAAGAACTGGTAACGACGTGGTGATTACCCGAGAGACCGGTACTTTTTTAGCTACGGAAGGCCTTGCAGTAAGTTCGGTCAATGTGGGCACCATCACATCGATAGACGGCGTGGCGGCTGATGGTCTAACTGACGCAACGTATCAAAACCTTGCGGCCGACAATTACCGAGCTGACATCACCACCGTGCCCGGAACCGGTTCAATCCTTGGGGTGGCCTACTACAACGGCGTCTGCTACGCGTGGCGATTAACGTCAATGTACAAATCGACGGCGGCCGGTTGGGTTGCTATCGCGCTTGGCAAAGAGTTGAGCTTTGGCACGGGTACAGCTGCAATCGTAGATGGGAACACGGTCACGGGAGCCACCAGCGGCGCAACCGGTGTGGTGGCTAGGGTTGTATTGCAGTCGGGCACATTTGCTTCGGGCAATGCGGCCGGCCGGCTTATTCTTTCATCTTCTACTGGCGTTTTTACAAGTGGTGAGAATCTTACAGTTGCAGCAGCGGTAAAAGCCATAGCGGGCGGCGCGGCTACACAAATTACGCTTACAACGGGCGGCCGTTATGAGACCGTGGTTGCCAACTTTGGCGGTGGTACGGCTAACTACAAGCTCTACGGATGTGACGGTGTTAACCGAGCATTTGAGTTTGATGGCACGACTTTTGTTCCTATTGTTACTGGCATGACCGTGGACACGCCAAAGCACATCGCGTTTCACAAACAGCATTTGTTTCTGAGCTTCGGCGCTTCGTTGCAGTTTTCTGGTTTGGGCTACCCTTATCAATGGACCCCTTTGCTGGGTGCCGGTGAAATTGCGATGAACGCGGAAGTTACTAATTTATTGGTGTTGCCGGGCGACCAATCAAGCGGCGCGCTAGGTGTTTACACAAGGCAAGACACTTCAGTGTTGTACGGCACAAGCTCTGCAAACTTCAGTTTGTCCACATTCAACAGCGGCACGGGCGCCATTGCGTACACGGCTCAAAACATGGACCAAGCGTATGTGCTGGACGACAGGGGCATTATTAGTTTGGGCACGTCACTGAACTTTGGCAACTTTGTGCCAGCGTCGTTAACCATGAACATCCCTAGATTTATTCAGCAGCACCGGGATCTGGCTATTGGCAGTACGGTCAACCGAGACAAGGGTCAGTACCGGGTGTTTTTCTCTGACGGATCCGGCCTTTACTTGACAATTGTAAACGGCAAATTGCTTGGCAGCATGCCGATACAGTTTGGGCACAATGTCAATTGTTGCGTTGATAGCGAGTCGCCCACCGGTGGAACGGTCCAATTCTTTGGTTCAACTAACGGCTACGTGTACCAAATGGATTTGGGCACGAGCTTTGACGGCGACGGCATCCCGGCCAACGTAAACTTAATTTACAACTCAACAAAATCGCCCCGAATTTTAAAACGGTATCGCAAAGCTGCCGTAGAATTGTCAGGGGATTCCTACGCCGAAATTCAATTTGGCTATGACCTTGGCTACCGTACACAAGCATTGACTCAGCCTGCGGACGCCTCATACCAAAACGATTTGCGTTCTAGCTATTGGGATGAAATGGTTTGGGATAATTTTGTGTGGGACGGAGCTGACATTTCTCCGTCTGAAATTGAGGTTTCAGGAACCGCCGAAAACATGTCCATTCGTGTTTCTTCAAACTCTGACCTTTTTGAGCCTTTTACGGTGAATACCGTTATCGTGCACTACACCCTACGTCGAGGAATCCGATGAGCAATCCGTACTATACCCACACCACCTACCCAACACCCAACTCGCCGGGCTCATCGGCGACGCTGCGCAATGAGTTGGAGAACGTTACTCTTGGCTTTGACCTGTTGCCGACCTTGGCCGCCAACGGTTACAAGGTGGCAATGGTCAATTCAGCGGGTACTGCTTTAATTGCTTCCGCCGCTTTGCAGGCTTTGGTCATTACAGCCAGCACTTTGAACAGCACGCCCATTGGCGCAACTACGGCCGCAGCCGGTACGTTCACCAACCTGACAGTCACTGGCAACTCAATTCTTGGTTCCAGTGTTGTAATTACTGGGGGTACGATAAACGGTACACCAATTGGTGGAACAACCCCGTCAACAGGCGCATTCACAACTGTCAGCGCCAGCTCTGGTTTTACCGGCAATTTGTCCGGTAACGTGACAGGCAACGTGACCGGTAACGTCATCGGCAACGTCACCGGCAATTTGACTGGCAACGTGACCGCCAGCTCCGGCACGTCGACGTTTAACAACGTGACAATTTCCGGTGGCTTGGACATGGACGCCGGCACCGTGGCCACCATTACAAATCTGGCCACACCAACCAACTCAGGCGATGCAGCCACTAAGGGTTATGTTGACACTGCCGACGCCCTTAAACTGGCCTTGGCTGGCGGCACGATGTCGGGCGCTATCGCCATGGGCACCAGCAAGATCACCGGTATGGGCAACCCTACGAGTGCCCAAGACGCGGCCACCAAGACTTACGTTGATACCGCAGACGCTCTTAAACTTGACTTAGCTGGCGGCACGATGTCGGGCGCCATTGCCATGAACACCAGCAAGATTACCGGCATGGGTGATCCGACATCTGCTCAAGACGCGGCGACCAAAAATTACGTTGACAACACCGCACAAGGACTGGACGCAAAAGCATCTTGCGTTGCAGCTACTACGGCCAACATCACCTTGTCGGCCCCACAAACAATTGACGGTGTGTCGGTCCTTACTGGGGACCGGGTACTGGTCAAAGATCAAACCAGCCCAGCAGAAAACGGTATTTACGTAGCCGCTGCCGGCACTTGGAGTCGATCCACAGACGCCGACACTTGGGTAGAGCTGACATCAGCTTTTACTTTTGTTGAAGCAGGCACGGTCAACGCAGACAACGGATTTGTTTGCACGGTCAATCCCGGCGGCACGCTTGGCAGCACGGCCGTAACTTGGGTCCAATTCTCAGGCGCTGGCCAAATTACCGCAGGCGCTGGCTTGACCAAGACCGGCAACACCTTAGATGTTGGCACTGCGTCAAGCAGCCGAATTGTTGTCAACTCTAACGACATCGATTTGGCCACCACCGGTGTCGGTGCCAGCACATACCAGTCGGTGACTGTGGACACTTATGGCCGCATCACTGCGGGAACAAACCCCACCACACTTGCTGGTTACAACATCAGTGACGCGTATACACAAACGCAAGTCAATAACGCTCTTGCTCTTAAGCTCGATTTGGCTGGCGGCACCATGACCGGTGCAATTGCCATGGGCACAAATAAGATCACCGGCCTTGGCAACCCCTCCGTTGCTCAAGACGCAGCCACAAAAACCTATGTCGATACCGCTGACGCGTTAAAGTTGAACTTGTCCGGCGGCACAATGTCTGGTGCCATTGCCATGGGCGCCAGCAAGATTACCGGCATGGCGGACCCAACGGCCAACCAAGATGCCACAACCAAGATCTACGTAGACACCATTCTTGGCAGCGCAACAGCAGCGGCCACTTCCGCCGCAGCTGCTGCGGTAAGCGAGACCAACGCAGGCGGCAGCGCCACGGCAGCGGCCGGCAGCGCAACAGCAGCAGCCGGTAGCGCAACAGCGGCGGCAGCGTCGTTTGATTCGTTTGACGACCGTTATCTTGGCGCAAAGGCTTCTGATCCGGCGCTGGACAACGACGGCAACCCCTTGCTAACGGGTGCTTTGTATTTCAATACCACGACAAGCGAAATGCGTGTGTACTCCGGCGCAACTTGGCTGGTCGCTTACCTGCCAGCCACTGGCTACCTAGCCCTTTCCGGCGGCACCATGACCGGCGCCATCACATTTGCAGCTGCTCAAGTTGTGCCTGCGGCCAACGGCGGTACCGGCGTTCAAAACAACGCAGCCATGACCGTTACGGGGTCCGGCAACTTTGCCTACACGCGCACACTGACAGGCACGACAAACGTCACGTTTCCCACGTCAGGGACCTTGGCTACTTTGGCTGGCGCAGAAACGCTGACCAACAAGACGCTGACATCTCCTACGCTGACCACTCCCAATTTGGGCACGCCCACGCTGCTTGTCCTTACCAGCGCCACTGGCCTTCCTCTAACTACTGGCGTGACTGGCGTTCTTCCAGTAGCCAACGGCGGCACAAGTCTATCAACCCTCACCGCCAACAATGTCATCTTAGGTAACGGCACTGCCGCACCTACGTTTGTAGCACCGGGAACAGCTGGAAATATGCTGACTTCAGACGGTTCAAGTTGGGTTAGTTCAGCAGCAGCTGGCTCAGACAATTCTCTTTTGTATTACTTTTTTGGTTAAGGAACAAAAATGGCTCAAACTCCTATCTCAGCAAGTGCAGCAATTACATCAAGCACTCCGACCACCTTGTACACCGTACCCACGGCAAAAACGGCGATAGTTAAAAGCGTTCTCGGCACGTCCCTTATTGGCGGCTCGGCTTTAACGTTTAACAAGGTGTCTGGTGGAATCACTTACCCAATTTCTATTGGCGTTAGTACCAACTATCAACTAGCCACGGGTAACACCATTTTGGGTTCTGTCAATTTATTGTCTGACCCAATAACTTTGGTGGCTGGAGAGTCAATTTCGGTCTCCACTTCTACGGCTTCTGCCTATAAATTTGCCTCAGACTATTCAACCAGCTTTACTATTTCAAATGTCTATTACCTCAATAGCACTTGGATTGCTATTGGAAGCAATTCGGTAACTGGTTACGGTGTTGTTTTGACAAGCACTAACGGAACAACTTGGACACAACAAACATTTAATTTTAGTTCCTCATTAAAAGATTTGGCTTTTGGTGCGTCAACTTTTGTTGCCGTTGGGACCTTACCCGGTTTTGTTTATACAAGTTCTGACTTGATAACTTGGACAGCGCGCGCCACCTCTAACACTGCTGGTTTAAACGCGGTGGCTTACAGCGGGGCAAACTGGGTTGCCGTAGGAAATGTTGGTCAATACATTTATACAGCTACTCCAACAGGAACGTGGACTTCGACTACTTTGACTGGATCTGTAACGGCAAGCATTATTTCTATTTTCTTTGCCAACAGTACTTGGGTTTTTGGATTAGAAAGCGGAGGCGCTGCTATTTCAACCAACGCAAACGGCTCAGCCGTTACCTATCCTTATGCTGTTCTTGGAGCATTACAAACGGGGTTTTTGGGAGCGCTTAATAACGGCGCTACTATCATTTCTCCAACCACTGGTAGGTCCTATTCGTCAACAAATAGTGCGCTTACTTGGACAACGCGGGGCGTAGCTACTGGCAGTCCAACACAGTTTACCTTTGGCGCAAGTAGCTATGCCGTTTTGTTCAACCCAAGCACTGGCGCTTCTTCTTGGTCATCCAATGATGGAGCTACTTGGACTGCGGGAACGGTTACAGCTATTTCAGGTGCAAACTGTAAAATGACAAGCGGCTCCGGTTTGGGCTATGTATTTTTTATTAATAACGCAGGTACAGGGGGTGAGTCTAGAAGCAATTCCAGTGCTGGTAAAGGCTACCCTACTTTTACCATGCCCGGTTCCGGCGTTATATTGACAGCCCCAAACTGTCTCACTCACGGTGAGACCTTTAGTTACGCCTTTGGGCGGGATTCCTCCAACACAACTATTCAAGCTGCTTATTTTAGCGGATCTAGTATGACTAGTATTTCGGGCTCGTCTTTAACCCTCGCGACAACCGGCAATCCTTCTATTTCGTGGGGCGTTGCCGGAGTTTATTATGCTATTACCACCCAGAATAAAATTCTAAAGGCCTCCGCTTACAACTCCTATCCTACTGACACAGGGTATACGTCCCCGGTCAGCTACAGCAGTGTCCTAGCTGCCGCTGGAATTAGTACAACTCTTGTTCTTATCACTAGCACAACAATTTATACAAGTACAAGTTCTGGAGCGGCTTGGACTTCGCAAACTTTGCCCGAGTCACTTTATGGAAAAATTCCTACAACTCAGGCCGGCTTATATTACGACATCAATATTTCTAAATTTGTTATAAGTTCAAATATTGGAACTTACGCTACAAGTAGCGACGGAGTTACATGGACGTCCTTTTTATACGGTTTAAAATATGCGGCAACTGTTAACTCATTAAATTTGTACCAGACTGGTAGCAACTTGTACTCATCTACAACTCCCCAAACGGCCTACACTTTGCTTACCAGTTCAGTTGTTGTTAACTCCGGGTCGAATGTTGAAAACATGGGGTACGCTGGCGGGGTATATTATTTTGTAAGGTCTGGAACTTTTATAACGTCAACAGACTTGTCTACTTTTACCAGCTTATCCGTTTCTACAACTGCGATAAACAATAACACTTACATTAACGCCGTAGGTTTGGCAACAGACGGAACAAATCTTTTGCTAAATGGTTCAACCGCATTTGCGTATGAAACAAGCGTATCAAGCTCATTGGCTAATGCTAATGTAACCTGCGGTATTGTAGAAATTTCATAAGGAATAGAAATGATTAACACAGAAAACACAACTGTAATTGATGGCGGTCCAGCAAACCCCATTGGTCAATTCTCAGGAATGACGCTAAGAGATTTCTTTGCCGCAGCCGTTGCTCAAGGTATTTATGCGTCTAACGTAAACGGCTATGAGCCAGACACGGAAGCAATTGCAGAGCGGGCTTTTGCTCAAGCAGATGCTCTTGTAAGCCTTCGCAGCGTCAACGTCATCGCGCCTTACGGCGAAGCGTTTATTGTTCCGGCAGAGCCAGTGGTTGAGGAGCCAGTGGTTGAGCAGCCGGTGGTTGAGGTGACTCGTGTCTAAACCGTTGACCGACCTAAAAGTGGTTGACAACGTGTTTGTCAAACTCCACCACTTTACCAATGTTGGTGACACGCATGAGGGTCATACCCATGCTTTTGATCACATCACATTGCTGTCTAGTGGGTCAGTGAAAATGGTGCATGACAAGGGCGAGGCCGAGTACAAAGCGCCTCACTTGATTGTTACGCCCAAAGGCATCAAGCACCAGTTCACGGCATTGGAGGCCAACACTGTATTTTGTTGCATCCACGCTATCCGCGACAAGGATGAATTGGATGGCGTTGCAAGCCCGGACATTAGCATTGACGAAGCGTGGAAATTGATGGGAACCGTGCCGCTTGTTAAAGAATGACAGTTTTAATATTTAAAGATTTTTTAGATAAAGAAACGTGCGGTCAATTAAATGACTGGGTAGATTTGGGCGTGGAAAGCAAGTGGCTTGATGTTGGCATTAGCCGAGGCTCAGGATGGTCTTACAAAGACCGACTGACAACAAGAAACTACGGCGACCGATTTGAGCACCCTTCTGCGGTGTACCAAGTGTTTGACTCGATAACGCACTTGCTTGGGTTGCATGACGTTCCCAAGAGCGTGGCTGGGGGTGGAAAGGACGGCGTTGTTGTAAGTTGCACAATGCCGGGTGGTGATGTGTACAAACACAGAGACCCAATGGAAGAAGCCCTTCATGTCTTACGGTGTAACGTAATGACAAGAGCCGCAGATGCTGGTGCTGAGTTGTTCATTGGCGGCAAGAAAATTGACATTGGCGTTGGCGACCTGCATTGTTATCTGCCTTCTGACGTTGAGCATTACGTCACCACAGCAGAAGGCAATACATCGCGAATCATGTGGATGTTTGGGTATCAAATATCAAAAGAAGACTTTTTAAAAATTAAAGGATAGAGATGGCCGATGTTCTTGAACTTGCCTCAGAGACCGACAAGCGGTTAAGCGTCCACGAAGCAATCTGTGCCCAACGTTACGAAGTTATCCAGACCCGCTTTGACGAGGGATCAAAGCGCATGAACAGGATTGAGTACCTTCTGTATGTAGTCATCTTGGCCGTCTTGCTTGGTCCCGGTGTTGCCGCTGAATTTGCCAAGAAATTCTTTGGACTGTAATTGACTGCCGGCCGTGAGATGTTTAATTCTCACGGCTTTTCTTTTTCTGCCAATAGCCGTTAGTAAAGACAAGACTGAATACCGCTGCGTCCGATGGACATGGACCGGTGATGTTTATAACCGCAAGGTAGTTTGCCTTGAATGGAAAAAGGTTGAAAGAAAATGATTGATCCAATCACCGCGCTGGCGGGCATACAGTCGGCTATCTCGTTGGTGAAGAAGGCGGCTAAGGTCGCCAACGATTTAGGCTCTTTGGCGCCAATGATCGGAAAGTTATTTGATGCAAAAAGCGTGGCCACAAAATCCATGCTTGAGGCCAAGCGTTCTAAAAATAAATCTAACATGGGGACGGCTCTCCAGATCGAGATGGCTTTGGAGCAAGCCCGTGCTTTTGAGGAGGAGCTAAAAATGCTCTTCATGCAGACGGGCAAGATAGACGTGTGGAACAAGATCAAAGCGCGTGAAGCTGAAATGAACTTAGCCGATGCCAAAGAAATTAGCGCGCTGAAAGCCGAAGAAAAGAAAGCCAAAGAAAAGGAGGAAGAGATGACCGAAATTGTTTTAGCAATAGGCGTTCTTTTCTTTGTGGCGTTCTTTGCCTTTGTCGGCGTAAACGAGCTCATAGACTTCTGTCAAAAAACAAGAAGGTGTGGCTAATGTGTTTGAAATATTTAAATGGTTTGATGTTGGCGCTGACTGGCGACTTGGAATTGATAAATTTATAAAGTGCTGCGCTGCTGCTATTGCAATCAATTGGCTGCTAGACCTGCTTTACATTTTGCCCGTCAATGATTCCAAACGAATCATCGATTTTATAGTTTCTAAAAACCCGTTGTAGGAAAGTTAAATATGGCTGAAGAATCTGCAAAAGGCGCATTGGTTGAAAAGCTGACCTTTGCTGTGCTGCCGTTGTTGTTTACCTGCGTGGTGTACCTCATGTCAGCGCTGTCCAATTTGTCGCACGAGGTCACCATCCTTAACAGCAAAATCAGTCTTGTTGTGACCAGCGACAATAAGCAAGCATCAAACACAGGCGCCGAGTTAGCTAGAGAAAAGTTGCGCCAAGACTTGGAAAAAGAAATTCAAAAGAACCGCGACGACATCATGCACAACCGCCAAAGTATTGCAGTCATTGAAACCAAAATGGAGAAAAAATAATGCTTTCACTATTCTCAACTCTTGGCGGTCTGTTGATCTCAGGCTTGCCCAAACTGCTGGAGTACTTCCAAAACAAGGCTGACCAAAAGCACGAATTGGCATTGGCTGCTGTCCAGACTGAGCGCGAGCTTCAGCTGGCCGCTGCGGGGTTTGCTGCTCAAGCCCGGGTGGAAGAGATCCGCACCGAGCAGGTAGCTTTGCAGACCCAAGCACAGATGGCCGAGGCTGAGGCCGAGATGGTGCAAGGCGCCCAAGAGCACGACAAGGCAGTGTTGGCAAAAGCGTCAACATGGGTATCTAACTATGTGGGCACCGTTCGACCCACGATAACCTACATCTTTGTGCTTGAGCTGGTGGCCATCAACACATTCTTGTGCTACTACCTGTACTCAAACCCAAACCTTATCCAGAACATGGACGACGTTCTGCGCTACACCGACATCATCTTCAGTCCTGATGAGATGGCCATGCTTGGCGGCATCATTGGATTCTGGTTCGGCTCACGCGGCTGGAGCAAGAAATGAAATTGAGCAAAGCCGGTGCCGATTTGATGCACCGCTTTGAAGGATGTAGGAGTAAACCCTACCTATGCCCGGCCAACATTTGGACGATTGGTTTTGGGCATGTGTTGTATCAAGGCCAGATCAATCTGCCCATGGTGCGCAAAGAAGGTTACACCGGGGTGATCCGCAGTGAGCACCCTTTGCAATTGGAGGACAACCGTGTTTGGACAAAAGAAGAAATCAACAAACTATTCGCTGATGACGTTGCGTCTTTTGAACGTGGTGTTTTACGACTTGTTCCCGGCTGTGCTGGGCATCAAGGTCGCTTTGACGCTTTGGTCTCTATATCCTTCAATTTTGGGTTAGGTAATCTCCAGCGCAGCACGATCCGAATGAAGGCCAACCGGGGCGACTGGGAAGGCGCGGCAGAGTCTTTTATGGTTTGGACCAAGGGCGGTGGCAAAGTACTGCCCGGGCTTGTCAAGCGCCGTGTGGCCGAAAGGGAGTTATTTTTATCTTGACCGCTCGGGTTATTAAAGTAAAATCTATGCGGGGCTCGTGCGCCCGCAAGAGGCCGCGTAATGCGGCTTTCTCATTTGTGGAGCAAATATGGCTATAGCAAACAATCCATTCGATCTAAACACCAACACGGGGTCTGGCCTGCTTACCGCAGCCACCAAGGCTATGTCGGCGCCGCAGGCGACCGGGTATAACGCAGCAACGGCTGGCGCTTCGGGTTACGACGCCTCGAATGCGGTGGGTGGGGGCTACACCGCAGACAAGGCGGCCCTAACTAAATTGAATCCTGAAACCAATCAAACCGTTCAGGGTCAGTTAACTGGAATTCTTGCAGCCAACTCACCCCTGCTTCAGCAAGCCCGCGCAGCTTCTCTGGCCCAGATGAACCAACGCGGTTTGACCAATTCAAGCATGGCCATAGGCGCCGGCCAAGACGCCGTGATTAAAGCAGCGTTGCCAATCGCATCGCAGGACGCTACGACTTTTGCCAACGCTGGCCAGCTCAACACTAACTTGGCCAACCAGAACGCGCAATTTAACACTGGCCAAACAAACACCGGTTATCAATTTACTGAAGCCGCTAAGAATCAAGCAGCTTTGGCCAATGCAGGCGCGCAGAACCAAGCGTCTCAATTTACTGCTGGTGCCCAGAATCAAGCGGCCTTGACCAACGCGGCCAATCAAAATCAGGCCGCTCAGTTTACTGCCGGCTTGCAGACCGATGTGTCTAAGCAATACTCCACAGCTTTGAACAGCACTGTTCAAAACATGATGGATCAGTCGATGAAAATTGCTTTGACTAATGCAGACTCGCAGACCAAGATTGAGTTGCAAAACATTGACGCTACGACCCGTAAAGACTTGGCTGCAACTGAGGCTAGGTACAAGAACCAAATGCAAGCGTCACAAAGCGCAAACGATATTTTCCAGCAAGTGTCTAAAAACATTGCGGATCTTATGGCCAACCCTGACTTGGATACTGCCAACGTAACTGCGGCGGTCAACGATCAGAAAAAATATTTGACGAACGCGTTATCAATTCTTAGTGCAACTTCCGGCATCCCGGGTCTTAAAGATCTAGTGACCTTTGCATGACACGCGAAGCTCTTCTCGAACCGATCATCTCTTCGATTCGTAAGGGCACTGCGCTGTCGCGTTATCAGATCCTTGAGTACTTTGCTGACTGGGAAATCATCCCGTTTGATTTTGAAGGACGCCATGTTTGCACAATGGTGGCTAAGGGAACCGAGGTGCACTTTGCGCTTGTTCCTGAGTGGCGGCCCAAGGGCAGCATGCGTGGGTCAATTAGGTCTTTCCTCAAACCAGTGTTTGAAAGACATGGCTTTTTAACTACGCGCGTAGCGCACGGGCACGCGGATCAAAAAATGTTTGTAACACGACTTGGGTTTAAACCCACTTGGAAAGACGGGAACGTTGAGTACTACCTGCTTGGCAGCCTACCATTTGAGAGGACATTATGATTAAGAAATTTTATCTGACCCGGACGCAAACCCGGGCAATGGCGGCTGACCATCCTATTGGTGACCCCACCGGCGGCGCAGCTTACGGCGAGAAGAACGATCCGGTTAGCGCGATTATTGCAATCGGGTCAATGGGAGCCACTTACGCGGCTGCCGGCTACACCTTTGCCGCAATGACGGTGTTGCAAGGTATCACCTTTGCTGGCGCTGCTTTGAGTTTGGTAGGCAACATAACCGGCAACAAAACGCTAATGAAGATCGGCATGGTCGCCGGTATTGCCGGCGGTATTGGTTCTTTGGCTGAAAGTGCGGGCTTGTTTGGGCCTGAAGGGTCTGGCACCCTTGGCGAGACCTTTGGCATAGGCGCTGAGACTAATACTGGTAATTTAGTTCAGACTCCGACCGCCGGCGGTCCTGCCGCCCCCGGCTCGGCTGAATACCTGAATCTTGAAAGCGGGAACGCTGTCGCGGACGTTACTGCGGCCCAACCCAATGCTGTGCAGGCACCTAGCGTTAACGCCCCCGGCAACTTAACGCCTATAAATGCGGGCCCTGCTCCCGGCTCGGCTGCTTATTTAAATCTTGAAAGCGGAATAACCCCGCCTCCTTTCGACCCCAAGGCCGTTTCAACCAATACCTTTGGCGCTGGATCCGGCCCGGGTGGACCTCTCAGCCTTAAAACGCCAGCCCCCGGGTTTGCGGAATCTATGAAAGCCGGCAACTACTTGGACGCTGTTAGCGCTGTAGGCTCAGGCGCCATGGACATGGTGAAGGGCAATCCATACGGCGCTTACGTTGCAGCTCAAGCAGTCGGCGGTGTAGCTGATTGGCTAAGCGGCAAGACCGACGCCGAGATTGCAGGGCTTAAAGCCAACACTGGTTTTGCTGACGCAAAAGCTCAAGAGATTCAATTGGCTATTGCAAAAGAAGAGCGGCGCCGCCTTAACATGGCTAATCGCTATGCGTCAACAAGCCCTCAATCTAACATAGCAGTTAACCCTAACGTCGACGCACGGACACCCGGCCTAGTCGCCAGCAACATGCAAACCCGTACAGCATAAGGAGAACACCATGGCAACAGGAATGATTCAAGACGGCATGGGCCGACCCGATGGCACGGATCTTTCAACAAAAGACGTATCCGACAACATCAACATGCCACCTGAATTACAGGAGGCCTACGACCGCGTGGTCATTGCCGGTATGAAGGTGATGTACTCCAAAGAGAGTCATCGCATGATGTTAAAAGAATTGCAAAAAGAAGGCCCTATAGACCAACGTCTTGGCCAAGGCGTCGCTGGTTTAGTGTTGCTGCTTGTCAAAGAATCAAACAACACAATGCCGCCAGAGGTGATTATTCCGGCCGGTGTTAAGTTGATCACGGAAGCCGTTGACTTCATGCGAAATACTAAACTGGCCAATCCAACCAACGGTGATATTGGAAACGCTATACAAATCATGATGGCCATCATCTTAGAAAAGTTTGGCGTTGCGCCGGACAAGATGGAACAGATGTTGAACCAGTACAGCGACGAGAACATTCCGGCTGCACCGCAGCAGATGGGGGCTTGATATGGCTAGTTTTGGTGGACTAATTAGTGGCGTCTTAGGCCGCTCAGCTGAGGGCTTCGGCAAGGTAGCCGACATGGAAATGCGAAAGCAAGGCGAGCTGGATTTAAAGAAACAGCTTTTAGAAGTGGAGTCGGAAAAGCGTTTGCGTGAAGATGAGATCAAGCGCGAGCGCGATGTCACGGGTCGCCTTACTGAGGAAACCCGCGTCCAAAGCCCCACGTATTTAGCCGCGCAAGCTAAGGCAGATGCCGATAAATTTAAGGCGTTGGTAGCGGCGGGTGTGCCAGAAGCCGAAGCTCAGGCAACGGTTGCAAAAGGCACAGCCGCAGCTAAAGCTAGAGAAACTCTGGCTCCTATTAACGCCAAAGCCGATACAACCGAGTACACCGCCAAGAAACCTTTGGATATAACCAAAGCAGCGGATGCCGTTATCGCCAAAATTGCAGAAACAAAATCTCTTTCAGAGAGCGATGACTTTATCAAAGGCGAAACCAAAATAAACCTAGCCAAAGGCGCCGCTGGTATCAAGGCCGCCGAGATCCGCGCAGACTCAATCAAAGACCGGCCATCCGGTGGCGGCAGCAGCGCGGTCAAAGTGCGCAGCACCTACACCAACGATCAAGGTGAAAAAGTTGCGGTGTTGTCTGACGGCAGCACCAAGGTTCTTGGCAAGGCAGCAGACTACGACAAGACCTTGTCAAACTTAGTTACCAAGATGGCCAAGGATGATTACAAGTTTGCCAAGCTGCCGGAAGCTGAAAAACGCAAGCAAGCTGAAGAGCGCTTGCGCGGTCAGCTTGTTCCGCCTAGCAGCGGCAAAGATCTAACTGGTCTTAACGATCCTAAATATCTCCGCCAGCAGCGCGACGCAACCGCAGACTAAGGACCCTCATGGCATTTGATGTTAAAGGTGCTTTAAAGGACGGATATAGCCCGGCCGAGATAGCTGACCACCTTGCCAGCAAATCCAACTTCGACGTTGCTGCTGCCCGCAAGGACGGCTATACCGACGCCGAAATTCTGGACCATCTGTCGAGCCGGGTTGATGCCCCCAAAGCTGCGCCAGTAGAGGCGGCCCCTACGCCTGCGGCGGCCCCGACACCTGCGCCCGCGCCTGTTAAACCAAAAGAGCCGCCGGGCATGCTGTCGCGCGCGGCAGACGCCATCAAGGGTACAGTCAATTCGATCGTTCCCGCCTTAGTTGAAAAAGTCACGCCCTACAAAAGCGTGTTGGAGACAGCCCCCGCGTTAACGGCACAAGAACAACAAGCCGAAATCGACAAGCGCCTGAGCTACGGCGCCGGACCTATCAGCAAAGCAACCGTGGCCAAAGCCGACGAGATGCGCACAGGGCGCGCACCGGTTGAGCAAGGTCCAGCGCTTACTGTTGCCAAAGCTCGCGAAGCCGAAGGCGCCGAAACTTTTGACCAATTGGTTCAACGCACTAAGCGCGACCAAGTGTCAGAGCAAGAACTTGATACCTTCCGCCGTCAACGCTTTGCCGAAGACAACCCCTTGTTTGCCAGCGCTGCTGCCGGTTCAGCAGGTTTGATCAGCGGCACCTTAAACATTCCAAGCGTAGCGGCTGATTTTATTAACCAATCTTTTGTCAATCCGGCTTTGCAACTTGCTGGTTTAAAACCTTTGGCCAAAGTGCCAACCGCGTTTGGTACTGAGTATTTAGCAAAGACCGCTCAAGATTACATGCCTAAGATTGGCACGCGCAGCATGGAAGGCGCGTGGAAAAACGAAGAGTTTGGCCCGTGGCTTATGTCCAAGCTGGCGGCCAACTCCCCTCAAATGGCTACGCAACTTGCCGCAGCTTTTGTGCCCCCGCTTCGCGCAGTTTTGCTGGGCGGCATGGGAGGCACAGCGGCTGGCCAAAGCTACGCGCAGGGCGATGACTCTCGGGTGGCCATAGCCAAAGGCGCAATTGAAATCGGCACAGAAATGTTGCCGTTAAAAGTCTTTGACAAATTGGGCGACACGTTTAAAGGCATGTCGGTTGCAAAGCAAAACGCCGTCATGGCAATTGCTGGACAGAGACTGGCACAGTCAGGTGCAGCCATCACGGCCAACGGTATTACCAACGCCATCGAAGAAACCGCCGCTCAGTTTGGCGGCAACGTGCTTGACAAGTTCTTCCAAGGCAAAGACATTGAGCTAAGCAAAGGCCTTGGCGAGGCCGCTGTGATTGGCGCAGCCACTGGCACAGCTATGTCGGCGCCGCAAGTTGCCGGCATTGCTACGGGCGCGTACGACCCCAACGCGCAAATTGCCCGGGCCATTAACCAGAACATTGCCGGCACACAGTTCACAGGCATTGACCAAACTGCCCGCGATCTATTAAGCCCCCAGACCTACGACGCCCGGCTGATCAGCCCGCTGCAAACGTCGGACCCATCACGCGTTTTGCAATCGACTTCGGTCGACGACGCGGTTGCATCGGCAAATGAATTAGCCGGATCGCTGGAGATTACGCCCAAGCCGCTTGCGCCTGTTGCAATTGAACCCCCGCCGTTGCCGGCCGTAGATACCCTTGGCCGGATCGAGCCAACGTTTGATCCCAACGAGCCGTTGCCTGCCCTTGACACAATGCAGGCCCTAACGTTGCCCGAACCAAGCGTTGCTACAGAACAACAGTTTGGTTTGGACAAGTTGCGTTTGACTGCGCCCCGCCCACAAAAGATTCAAGGTGTTGCGGTTTCGCAACTGTCCAATGACCAGCTTCAGGCCATCACTACTGACGAGACCGTCCCTGCAATTACCCGCAGAGGCGCGTCAGTTGAGCTCACAGCGCGTCAAGCGGAAGCGGCTGGTACTACCCCAGCCACTGGACTTACAAACGTCCCTGCCGTACTATCAGCCGATGCAGCAACCCAAACCATCACCGCCG